GCCACTGCTTCCGGCGCTAGCAAGACCGGCAAAAATCTTGGCGATGCCGATGGCGATGTAAGTAGCAATCATGCGGGCGCCTTCTTGCGCCAACATATCGCCAACGCTCTTGAGGAAGTTGGCAAATACTTCTTGCGCTGACTGAGTGCCCTCAATCAGCCCTTGAATTCCTTGCGTCATGGAATTGGCAATCGCGTTGCCGATTCCTTGTGACACGTTGACTGCCACAATTTGCAAGTTATTTAGATCTTCCGTAGCAGAACGGATAAAATTACGCAGTTCTGTGGGTTGAGCCAGTGCTCGTCTTGCTTGGGCAATACTTAATAGTGTTTGTTCATCGGTAATTCCGGCCTTACGAAGACGATCAAGTTCCTTTCTGATTTCAATTTCAGTTTGAGCTTCCCGGCTAGCAGCATTATTAAGTTCCAGTTGATACTCAAGATCGCGCAGGTAGTCGGCTGCTCTTTCAACTTTGTCGGCTTCAATCTGATCAACTCGTTGTTGGGTTTGTAAACGCAACAGGTCTGCTTTAGCTTGCTGCTCTCTTGCGATAGCCAGTTGCAGGGCAGTATTGGTTTCGCCTTCTAAGCGGCGCGCAGTTTCAATTCCAAGTTCCGATAGACGCTTCTCACCTTCAAGACGAGCAGCTAATACTGTGTCTTTTGCCTGTTCGGCAGCAAAAATACGTTCAGAGTAACTGAGCTGCAGTTCCAGCTCTTTAGTAGTCAATTGGGAGTCGCGTAAGGCTTTTGCAACGCGCTCGGCTTCGCGTGCCGCGTCTGCAGCAGCTTTATCTGTTTTGGGTTTAGGTGCTGTAATATCTCTTCTGTCTTGCGGAGTAATTGGTATTGATGGAATAGTTTTACGTAAACCACCGAATTCTTTTAGTATTTGTTGCTGTGCTTCAGGAGTAAGTACGATGCTTTGAGTACCTAGTTCTGAAGCAATACGACCGCCTTTTACAGTGCCTAGTTCGCGTTCTCTTTGCTGTAGGCGTTTTAAGTCTGCTGGGCTTAGATCTTTTTTCAGCGATGCTATTTGTTGTCCGGCAGTTACTTCACCTAAAACTTGATTTACAAGTTGTAGGAATGATGTAAGCGGACCAGCGATTAAAGTGTTTAACTGGGCAGTTAGCAGATTCCACAAACGTGTTGTTTCGGCTGTTTCAGTACCTAAACCTTGTAATGCTTTGACTCCTTCATTACCCACAGCCCGCGCCAGGTCTTCTGTAAGGAGTGCTGCAAGTTCCTCAACCCTGCCCTGTTCTTCGAGCTGGTAAGCCCGCTCTGCTACAGCGTCGCTGCTAAATAGCGACTTTTCACGCATCAGTTCAAGAGCGCTCGCCGTCGAATTGAGGGCAGTCCCCATTTCAATGGCTTGCTTTCCAAATGTATCGAACTGCGTGCCGATGGCACTTAGTGCGATTTGAGCAGCAAAGCCGGCTGGACCGCCGACAAGACCGCCAGCTGCACCACCTAAAACTGCACCAGGGCCGCCACCAAATAGCAGCGGGAAGCCGGCTCCAAGAGCGACGTTGGCTAAACGACCAGGGCCTCGTCGGCCACCTCTTGTGCGAGGTCTTCCGCCAGGTACGCGAATACCTGTACCACCTGTTCCAGAAATAGGATCTGAGGTACCGCCAGTTTCGTAATATGTAGCAATATCACGCAGTTTTTTGGCGCGCCTTGCTCTAGTTTCTTCTAGACGATTTAGTACCTCTAGTCGTTCTTGACTTTCAGCTAGTTCAGCGTTGTATTTATCCTGCCCTGTCTTAATCTGCTGCAGACCGCGCGCGGCCGCATTAAGCATTTGAGAACTGGGAAGCGCTTTTACGCTCTGTAGTTTTGCTGCTTCGGTTGCTATGCCTGCGTACAACGCTTCAACCTGACTTAAAGGCCGTACTTGTTGTTTTATATTTTCAGCAAGGCGTAGTGCAGTCGCTGCCTCATCTTTTGTACGAGCGCCTCCAAGACGTTCTACTTGACCTGTAATACGGCGGCGTGCTCCGCCGCTCATTGCCGGTGAGCCGGGAGCCGCTGCCGGTAATAGCAACTGTGCTGGTCCGGCGGCGGCGTTTATTTTTGCTACCTCTCTAGCTGCGCGTGCTTGCCTATAAAACTCAGCCGTTTGCCTGTGAGCCGCTTGAGCGGCAGCATTTGTGCGCGTAACAAACTCCTCCTGAGTGGTGTTTAACTTATCTATTTGTGCTGCTGTTTCCGCTGCTGCTTGTATACGCTCTCTTTTTTCTTTATTTCTGCGTATTGCTTTTTGGGTTGGTACGTCAATATCGGCACTGAATGCACCAAAACCTGAGGCTTTACGAGCTGCTTGGGACGCTTTTATGTTTGCAAGAACAACGCCTCTCTCGGCCCTTTCGATATCGTTTAGTAATTTGGTTCTTTCACGTAAGGCATTGTTTAAAATTTTACTAGCTTGGTAATACTCGCGGGCAGCCGTTGCGGCTTTATCTGTTCCAAGTGCTGCTTCATCAAAATTTTTAGCGGCCTCTGCTACAACAGTTTTTACGGAATTAAAAGTTTTTGATAGTAATTTTCCCGAAGCATTGAGGTTATCGTTAAGAACGGAAATTTTAATTCCGGTGGTTTTAATTTGATCCTGCAGTTCCTTAAGCTGGCGAGCGCCCTTTACCGCGATCTCAATATCAGCTCTGTAGGCCACGGCGCTGCATCACTTCCGGTACTTCAGTTTACGCACGAAAAAGCCGCCGACTAGCGGCGGCGTTTGGCTTTTTCCATCGCCTTCTCTTGATCCTCGTTCAAGATCTGGAAATAGGCGCTCCAGCCGATCAACTCTTCGGCTGTCATTGAAGACCGAACTTCACGGAGGGTGAGCCCCAGTTCTTTGGCGACGCCGAACTGGAGCATCATCCAATTGTCTTTGCGAAGTTCGGCAACTAGTTTTTTGGATCGATCGGCTCTTCGTCGTCGGTGATCACTGCCAGCATTAGAGCCTGCAGATCCTTGTCCTTGACTTCGTTTTTGAGCACGTCGATCTCGCCCGCGCTAAACAGCTTGTTGCCGTTTTGATCTAGGGCCTTAGCGATCAGCAGCTGGAGTGCGAAGGCATTGGCGTCGTCGGAACCAGCGCTTTTTTGGGCGCGTTCCCGTTCTGCGGGGACCAAGGGGGCGACCCACATTTCAAAATCGCTTCCGTCAGACAGAGTTACGACTTTTTTCTTAGGGGTTAAATCGGCGGCTTTTTTAAGCCGGTCAATAGCTCGAAGTGAAGCAGGCATAAACCGTTTGTGGTTTGTTCTACTGTAGCGGACTAGAAGCAATAAAAAACCCCGGCTTTCGCCGGGGCTCGTCCCCTTTGGTCAAACTATCAGGCAGAAGTGCTGAAGTCGAAGGTGGGGGTTGCAGCAGGACGGAAGTTGACGGTCACAGATTGAGCGTCGTCGGGGTTGACGTTCAAGCTGGCGGAAGTCAGGGTTGCGTCGAAGCTGATTGAGCGGCTCAAGTTATCGCTCAAGCTGCCGCCGCTGTACACACGGTCGATGTACAGCTTGAAGGCGGCACCGGTTTGCTGGCGCTGGAGCACGTCTTCGATCATCCGGTTGCCCAGGGCGGCATCCTCGTTGGTCATGTAGACCGTGGCGGTGCCGGTGCCATCGCCAAAACCAGCGATGTAGGTGCGGAAAGGTACGTACTGACCGGGGGTTTGGCCGATGGTGGTCACGTCGATTTCGGCGCGAGTCACCTCAAAGCTCCAGTCGCGGACTTGACCGACGGCTACAAACTCGGCGTATGCAACCTGGAACTCGTTAGGAGCAACAGCGGTGCCGTCGTCGGTGATATCAACAGCAGAACCACCGGCGGTCGCGGATACCTGCAGCGCACCAGTCGATGCGGTGTAGGAAATCACGTAGTAGGTGGTCGCCAGCGACAGACCGGCAGGAAGGGTGCCGCTACCGGCGCCGCCGGTTTCGCTGTTGACGAGGCTGAATTGGACGGGGTCACCAACTTTCAGATTGAGATAGGTCTCAACCGTGATGGTGTCGGTGGCAATATCCACGCCGGATTCACCGAACGTACCGGTGGTTCCAGCGGGTTTGTAGTAAAGGGCGCCGGACGTGCCGGACAGAACGGTGGTGGCCATTGGCTTACCAGAGACGACTAGTGGGCGGGCACTGCCCGGCTTAATACAGGTTAGCGCTTGT